GGATCAAAACATCCCCGACAGTGACTGCGATAACATTGAAACTCTTCTTCAGCTGGTCTATTTTAAAACCCAAAGTAGCAGATTGTTTGGCAAAGGCTATCTGGGTTAAACCTGCAGAATTAAGCATCAGTTCATAGTCTTTGGCATACCCTTCTGCATCCCCCAAGGCCGCAATCAGACCTTTTAAACCTCTGATATTTGGGAATATTTCTGCAAGTTGTTCAGCAGTGGCATCTCGGAGTTTATCCATGGCTCCTTTTAAGCCGATAGTCTTAATAGTAGTAGTATTCATTTCGAATCCAAAAGCTTTTGCAGCTTCCTTCGCCTCATCAGATGGTTTCAAGAATGCCCGTAATACCCCGTTGATAGAAGTCATGGCTTCGTCTGTCCTAATACCAGCCCTGGTTAAAGTAGCAATCATCGCCCCTAGCTCATCGAAACTCAAACCAGTCTTAGCAGCCAGTGACGCCACTTTACCGATTGCAGGGGCCAATTCATCGAAGGTCAGTTTTCCACGCTTGACGATAGCGAACAGTTTATCAGAGACTTCCCCGGCCTTATCAGCAGAAAACCCGTAAGAATTTAAAATAGTGGTGATGGCGTCAGCAGCCACCCCTGTATCAGTGACCCCTGCAGTTGCCGCCTGTGCCGCGACTGCCAGGACCTCTAAAGCTTGTGCAGGAGGGATACTAGCAGATAAGATGTCATATAAGCCTCTAGATAAGGTGTCGGTAGATTCGCCAAAAGCAGCAGACATCTTGAGGAGTTCAGATTTATACTTAGGCATAATCTTCATGGCGGATTCATCGAGCATGGTAGAAACTTGGGCCAATTGCCTTTGGAAACTGATTGCACTTTTAACGGTCAAGGCAAAAGCCGCAGTAATAGCCGCTCCTGCTATAACCATACCCATACCGATGGTCTTCATCTGAGCCCTCATCTGCTCAGTAGTCTTTTTTGTCACACCCCTGGCCTTACCGAGGGCTTTTTCTAGCGGTACAATATCTGCCCCAATCTTTACATATACTTCTCCTAATTCCATGTATTATCACCTAATACCTTTTAGGAACCCGTAGGCCTAACTTCCTAGCCCTGTCTACTAGTTCCTTATTACTGTATTTTTTATCCCCTTTTTGTTCTCCTCGTACCATCTTTTCTATCTCTGCGATATTTTCCATGTATTTATGGAATTGATAGATACTCAAATCGTTGATTTCTTCAGGTCCTAAAGGAGGATAAAACCGGGAAAGTAAGGCAAAGGCCAGGTTCCAACTTACTACTTTACCTTCTCCACCTTTGGAATAGGGTTTTCTACCCTACCACCAAGCTTCATCAATACTTCAGACACTTCTCCGATATTATCTAAATCAATTAAACTGTCTACGTCTTCTAGTGTCAGCCCTTTCTGCCCTTTTTCCAAGGCCTTCCACAGTAGGAAACAGACCCCGTCCATAGTACCCATTTCCCTTGTTTCATCTATTGGAGAATCTAGGACTTTAGAAATCAGTTCTATCCTCTCTCTGGGCTCTTTTACATTCTCTTGGATTAGCTTTATCTTCTTCCCCTTGCAATACTGCCTAAAATCTGCTAAATCCCGGATGGTCAAGACCCCAAGCTTATATTCCTCCCCTTTGATCGAAAATGTTATCCCACTCTTAGAGATATCTTCTAATTTATCGACCATAATTTGCCTCCTTTTTGATCTAATTAACTATCAAATTAACTGCTCCAAGCATCGCTTTCTGTCACTAAAGCTATCCCCTTATCCCCCTGGAAGCTGACACTTTGTGTAACCAATGTGTCTACAGGAGTCGTATGGTCAATTCCAGTAACTACAGTATCTCCCCTGAAATATTGTGCTTGATCAGATGCTGATGGACTGGCCACATATTTGGTGAAAAATCTAATTTCTACAGTGTTATTCCACCAAGGGGCCCCGGTACTATCTACTACATTATTTGCTGTCAGGAAATGCTTTTCTGCTGATGCTGTCCAGCCCTTTAACCCTGGAATATAGGTCCTATTACCTGTAGAACCACTGAAATTGGTAGTTTCAAGGGCATCGGCAGTAAGGCTCAGTGACCAATTATAGAATCCCCCAACTTGTATTCCAGGTTCTGCCTCTGTAAATACCACTGTACCAGCTTCAGGTTCTTGAGTTGTTACTGCTTCAAGCACTGTCAATATCCCAGCATCTACTCCTGCTATGGTAAATATTCTGTTGTTGGCTGTTGAGTCAGTACATCCAGAAACCGTTACCATCATGCCAGTTGAATATCCTTCGGTCTCAAAATTTATAGCATCACCAGTTGAGATGATAGTTTTTGCCGTATTGAAATATATATTATTGCCAGCAGCTGTATCGGTTAATTCCCTATTCCAAAATACTGCTCCATTTTCGCCACTAATCTCACTCATTTATATCACCCCTTTTTTATGTGGTTTGTGCCACTCCTGCAGTACCTTGGAAGGTATAACTCTGAGTCACTATGCCATCTACAGGGACAGAAACATCCATCCCGGTAACTATTACCTCACCAGTGAAGACTCCACCAGTCGCTGTCGAACTACGGCATATTATCGTCCCAGTATCGCCGGGCACGACAGTATTCCCCGTAGAGTAGTTACACTCAAAACTACCACTCCAACCTTTAAGCCCTGCTATATAAGCCCTACCACTTGACGCATTAGCAAAGTTAGTCGTTTCCAGTGCATCACCGACCAAGCTCAGTGTCCAATTCTTTACATAAGTATCTGCATTCGTTAGATCAATATCTCCCATCTTTCCACTCAATTCTGCCATCTAGATCACTTCCTTTCTTTTTTTTAGTATTCTTCGCCTACAGGTAAAATCATATAATTCTTCAAAGCCTGGAGATTCCTATCCTCTTTTGGAACTAATTCGGCCAGCCCATTCTGCTTTACCTTAGGGCGATAACCGGGGAAATTGCCTTCTTGCTTGGTCTTCATTACATAACTTTCCCTAGTATTCTTAAGGGGAATCTTCCGGCCCATGCAGACTCCAGACCAGAAGTCCATAGTCCCTTTTTCATTGGTAAAATTTTCGCAATTTGCATCTGGCCTCATATCCACCCCATACATATCAATAGATTTAGGTTCCTGCAAGATAGCAGTGGCCATCATCCAAGAGATTACATTTAAGAAGAACCCCACCTTGAACTCCTTTAATATTTCCAAAATAGGTATCTGTGCATTATTCTTTAAGGGTTTGTGTGATCCGGTAGTATATACCGGCATCCCTATCTTGTTGAGATTTTCGAATAGATCCATATCATCATCGAAGAAGTGTCCCCTCGGATCATGCCCGAAGAATAGCCTATCTACTCCATGGTCCCGGTAGATTACATTCGACCCCCAGATTTCAACCCCCTCCCTTCCGGGGACATAATCAGGGCATTGGTACCAGCTTGGTCCTTGTGCCAATACGATTATCTTATCAAGGCCTTTTACAAATTCTATACTTTTTGCCATCTTATAAACCTCCCTTAAAGATTATGGGCAACTTTTACTACTCTATATTTTAAGGCACTCTTGGTTCTATTCCATTCCCACACCGGCTCAAGTTTTAATGTATTGTAGTTCGGGTCTTTTATCACTTTCATCCCATAATAATTTCCTCTACCTTTCCGTCTCATTAAGGTACAGCCCGGAGATAACTTCCACTGTATTTTTCTACCGGTTGCCTGTCCCAACCAGTATTCCAAACATGACTTCTCATTCTGCATATATTCTGCTGCCGTACCGAAATCCATATCGACACCGAACAGGAACAGGTTCTTCGGTCTTTGCATTATGGCCAGTGCCAGCATGTAAGAAACGCTGTTTAGGAAATAGGCTATGCCGAAATATTTGATGATTTCTTCCATGGGATATTGGATATTATTTTCTAATTCCTTATACTTACCTAAAGTGTACACGGGGAAACCCTTTTGGTTTGCTTCTTCAATTATTTTGGTTGCCCTATTAAATTGGGTCATATAGATGTCGTGCATTATAAATAGTCTATCGATTTCCCTTACTTTATAGGTATTATTGCAGCCCCAAAGTTCTACATTTGGTGGAAACTTTTTCGGGCAATACCCTAGAGACTGTCCCCGGCCTAAAATAAAGATAGCACCTAAATCCTTTACAAGGTCCATTTTGTATACTTTTTTTGGCTCTTCTTTAGGTTTTTCCTTGGCTTCTACTTTAGCTCCTCCTTTAAGTGCTTCTTCAGGTGCTTCTTTAGGTGCTTCCTTGGGTGCTCCTTCTATTGGAAGGACTACTTCCCTCTGGACCTTATCTTTAGTTACTTCATTAGTTACTTTTTTTGCTCCTTCCTTAATTTCATTTTTAGATTCCTTTTCCATATTTAAACTCCTTCTTTAATCTTTTTGGACCTCCAAACGATATTGGATAAAGTAATTCCAGATGTCGTTTTCCCTGGTCAAATTACTTAATTCCCTCTTCATATATATATGCGAATACCCCGTTATAGTGAGGTCGCACCAGTCGTACAAAGTTGTTAATGCTAAAAATGCTGTATTGATATCAGTAGAACTTTCTTCCTCGCTATATAGATTAAACTGTATAAGATAATTCTCCATATCAGCATCAAATGTCCACAAAGGTACGTTTGATATTAAATGGTATACCCCATAAGGGTAGGTCTGCCCTTGTGGTGCCTCGGTAAAATGCAGACGACCCCCAAGCTCAACATATAACGAACTAGCCCCTGTACTACTGGTAAATTCATCGTAGATGCCTTCGAATAAAACCTGCATATAATCTCCTTTAATGGGAGCAAGGCAATAATTTTTAAGTTAAAGTTACACAATCTCCACTATCTAATTTATATGTACCAGCCGAGGCACCTTTAGCTATACTACAATTTACTGCAGTCGTTAAAGGTAAAGTATCCGAAGCACTGTAAATAGTATAGTCGCCAGATGTATCTGTTATTGCATTCCCACAATCTGTATAAGTTGTCCAATATGGCTCTTTGTATATTATCTTATACGGCTCATACCAGCGGTCATAATGGTGGTGGTGTACCTCTTTTACTTTTACTACTTCGATAATAGAAGTCTTTTTAGCTTCTTCGTCTTTTTCTTGCCGTTCGGCAATTAAATCAAGCCTGCCAGCCCTGATGTTATCAATGTCCTGTTTCAGTGTTTTAATCTCTTTGTTAAGTTTACAGCGTTCTTTCTCTTTATTTTTAATTGCCTCTAAAGTCTGTTTAATTGCCTTCTTAATCAAGTCTATTTGTTTCTTTTCTTCCTCTTCTTGGAGTTCCTTTTCGGCTAACTCCGCAGCCTTTTTTGCTTTTTCCTTGTCCATTATTAACTCCCTTTTAGTTTATTTTGCCTTGCTCCTATTTAATAAGATTTTTAAATGATTCCAATATTTTTTTCTTATTCGTTTCAAGTGCTGTCCTTAGATACGGGTTAGGTTTTTGGTTATAGATCCGGCCCAAACTATCAGCCCCTACAAATCCTAACTCAACACGCCTGGCATACTCCACATTAGAACCTACCCTACCAACCGGTCCTTCGACTTCATGGGTGATTGAACCCCTTAGCCTAGTAGTTATAATGGGGCAATTAATTTTGGCATCCCCTTCTACCAATTGGCATCCTTTCTCGATCGCATCTGTTATCCTTTTTGCTACTGCACTATTTACTTCTTTACCGTACCATTTCATTTTTTCAGCCATTAAGTTTCCTCTTTCAAAGTTATTTTTAAGATCTTATCCTGATTAACACCTATATTATCGACAAATATTATCTTAAATTGCCTTGTACCATAATAAAACTCATCCTCTTCTGTAATGGTTTCACCGACCGGGTAATCGATATAAAATTTATGAGAGGCAATCACAGTAAGTTTATCTGCTGATAATCTTTCATCTCCTCTGATGGTAGCTAATACTCCTTCTATGTTCCTTAGCCCAGCCCAAGTTATAGTTTTACCCCCTATTCCATCATCTGTTTCTGTTTTTCTGCGTAGTTCCATTTTTACTTTAGGGCCTATCATATTAAGATCCTCTTGAACCTCGATAGTATTGCTAGTGCTTCTCTGGGCACATCGCTGTCTTCACAAGTAACGCTAACATCTCCAACCCGGTATTGCTTGACTCCGAATATCTCTTCTTTCCTCTTCTGGAAAATACTCTTTGTGATTATCTTCACTGCAAGTTGGAGGTTTTTGGGCATTGTAGTACTGGAATATCCTACAGTATCCTCTACAAATATATTCCTATTACCTTCAGGCCAA